GTATATGACTGGCTCATCGCAGGTGACCACCAGTACAAGACGGTAATCATTGACACCATTGGTGTTGTGATGGACCGAGCAGAGAAGTTCTTTGGGGAGAAGCCAGAGAATCAGAACAATAAGTTTGGCAAGTGGGGCGACCTAAAGAACTGGGCGAATGAAATCTTCCGCACATTCCACACCGCACCGTTTGTGAGCATCCTTATTGCTCACGCTTTGGACGACAAAGATGACAACACTGGTGCAATCAAGACCACAGCAATGTTGCCGGGCTCATTCAAGGCAACGCTACCATCAATCCCGGACATCGTTGGCTACATGACCATCGAAGCGTCTGAGGATGGCCCACCTAAGCGTGTGCTAGTAGTCGGACAGTCTGAACTGCTAGTGACCAAGAACCGCTTTGGACTACCGGGCAAAATCTATGACCCATCTATGAAGTCAATCATGGAACTAATCAAAACAGGAGGTAAGTAATATATGAGTGCAGCAATTAAGATTACAGGAATCACCGCAGACGACCTAGCGGATAACAACAGTAGCTATGAGCCAGTTCCGGCTGGTAGTTACAACGGAGTTATCTTCGAGGCAAAGCTTGAGTATGTAAAGTCTGGCCCAAATGAGGGCAAGCCACGTTTCAACGTGCAGTTCAAGCTAACTGACGAGGGCGTAAACAACCGCCGAGTCTTTAGTTACGTACCACTGTACAAGGCTAACGACTTCTGGAAGACCAAGGCGTTCTTCTCTGCCATCGGCATCGACATGGAGGCTGGAGACTTTACCGTCCCAAGCCCGACATCTCTTGCCGGTAAGCCAATCGGCGTTCGCGTCAAGATTGGCACCGACATGGAAGGTAAGCCTCGTAACGAGGTAGGTGGCTTTGACAAGTCAACTGACACCGCTGCTGCAGCACTAGCAGCGACTGGCGCAAAGCCAGTTGGCGATGTCTGGTAATACCTAAATGGGCAGTCCTGAGACATGACTTAAAACTGTCTCACAAGCCCCTACTGGGTTCCGCGCTTCTCTCTCCTCCTTTGTGCGCGTGATGCAGTTCGATTCTGCAAGGGGCACGAAGCTTTATAGATGGCTTCTATAAAGTCAGCCACCACTGCTGAAAAGTGGTCGGGATTTACGCCGTGATACTGTAGACGGGTTTCTGGTTGACGGTTATGAACCAGCAGTGGTAGGCTTTTGCCAAGGGTGCTACCACATCTTCCCTGCTAACTCAGTTGGTAGAGTGTCCGGCTGTTAACCGGAATGTCGTTGGTTCGAGTCCAGCGCAGGGAGCAGAGACCACGGATAAGGCTCTGGTAATCCTTCGGGATAGGCCACCCCCCGTTCAGGCAAGTGTGGCCACACTCCTGACGCTGTGACCACAGGTGGGTAAAGAATGTGGTATGTTTCCTAAGTGTTACGGTAGCACGGCGGTCTCCAACACCGCAAGCCCAGGTTCGACTCCTGGAGGATTCGCGAGAGACAACTATTATTAGAGGAGGATATATGAAGACAGGTGATTTTCTACAAGCCGTCTACGGTGATGCCACCGGCATTGCAGCGTTCTCCATGCGTGGACAGTCTGGTGATTTGACTGACCAGAAGTTCTTTGAGTACCCTGCACAACTGGCAGACATGGAAGCATTGGCGATTACTAAGGCCAATGACGACCTATACTTTTCGCCAATCTTGTTTAACGCACCACGCCGTATCAAGGAGAACGCTAAGACCGTTCACGTAATCTACGCAGATGCTGACGCTTGTGGCCCAGAGAACTTCCTTGTCGAGCCATCTATCTCAGTGCAGACTTCGGATGACCGTTGGCACACCTACTGGATGCTTGACTCAGAGGTAGACCCACAGGTTGCAGCATTGCTAGCCAAGAAGATTGCCTACGCACATGCCCACCAAGGCTGTGACACCTCTGGCTGGAACACTACCAAGCTTTTGCGTGTACCTAACACCATGAACATGAAGCCGGGCAAAGAGACTCCAGTGACCGCAACTAGCACTGGCGCAATCTACTCGCTTCAGGACTTGAACGACCACTACGGCGATGTAGAGGTTGAGCCAATCCGCGACCTGTCGCTTGCTGAATTGCCAGCACAGTGGCCAGCGCTAATGGACGTAATGGCCAAGCTAAAGTCAACTCCAGAGATTATGTCTCTATACATGGACGAGCCTTCAGCGAGCGCAGACAGAAGCAAGTTGCTATGGAAACTTGAGAACCTGCTATTCCGTCAGGGCCTAACAGCCGAAGAGGTATTTGTAGTAGTTCGCAACGCTAAGTGCAACAAGTACCACAGTTCAAACCCAAAGCGCTCAGACCCAGATGGCGACCTATGGCGTGAAGTTCAGCGAGCAGGCTCTGCAACTGACGGTGGCGAAGAGTATACTCCAGTCGACACCTCTGACCTAGAGAAGCCGATTCAGATTGACCAGATTAAGCCATCATTCCTAACGGAATCAGAGCGCCTAACTGTGCAAGAGCACCGTAACTTCATTGATGATTATCGTGAATGGGCAACTAGCAAGACCGATGGTGCAATTGCGTATCAGAACGCATCTGCATGGACGCTGCTATCATGCGTGTTCTCGGACGTAGGCTATGCTGTACCGAAGTTCGGCAGAATGGGTCTGAACCTTTGGTTCATGGTGCTTGGTGAGACTACCCTAACTCGTAAGTCTACCTCTCGTAACCTCATGCTTCGTGCAGTTCGCATGTACGAGAAGTTCTCTGGCTACCAGATTGATATCGGTTCGGATGCGACACCAGAAGGTCTGACTTCGATTCTTGCAGAGCGAGACGGACAGACATCTTTGCTACACCGAGATGAAGTCCAGGGTATGTTCAAGGACTTTATCAACAAGACCTATATGGCATCTGCAGCAGAGCGATTCACCGAACTTTACGATGGCCACGTACCTGTGACCATTCGTTCCAGCAAGGGCAAGACTCAGACCGAGCGAGCAACTACCAACTTCGTGATGTACCTAATGGGTATCACTAGCAAGACTGCAGACGTTCTAACCACCGAGTACTTCCGCTCTGGATTCTTGGCACGATTCATTTACGTAACTGCTCCAACTCCACCACGTACACGCGAGTCTGAGGATATTCAGCAGGCAGACGAATACGAGACTGTAGTTCGTGACGAAGTTCTTGAGTCTATGATGAAGCGTCTATCTGATAGCGTTATGTTCTGGCAGAAGAAGAGCAGTAGCAAGCCAGTTCCAGTTCGCATGAGCCAGCCTGCACTTGAGCGATTCAACCAGTACAAGTGGGAGATGGGCAACTTTGCCGAGAACCACCCAGAGCGTGAATCTATTGAGCCATCTCGCCAGCGTCTAGCACTCTCCGTGTGGAAGTGTGCCGTGTTGCTTGCTATGGTAGAAAAGTCAGAAGAGGTAAAGACCCGTCACCTGCTAACTGCAATCATGTATTCAGAGGAATGGTTTTGGAACTTGACCCAGATGGCTGGAGCAATCTCTGCCTCAGAGTGGCAGCGAGATGTTGACCGTCTGGAGACTCTAATCATGGACAAGGGTGGACGAATCCGCTACGAGGACGCTTACAAGAAGTTCAACAACAAGCGTAAGCGAGAGTTCGATGAGATGATTCAGGCTCTTCACTCGCAGGCTAGAGCGCAGATAGTAATTGAAGAACGTAAGACATACTTGGAGGTGATTGTGAATGGATAGGGCAAAAGAGATGCACATCGCTCAGGCTCTTAATGAAGCAATCTGGCTTCGAGATAATGTCTACTCGCTGGAGGAGGCTGAGTTGCTTGAGAGAATCAAAGCACTTGGCTCATACTCGGTCTTCTCCAGCCGTCAACTGTCTGCTATAGTAGACGGCAAGGTGCCTCATGGGCGCATTACAAAAATCATTGGCAAAACAGATAAGACTGGTGGCAATCTAAATGTTGGAACTCTTGACATACTTCGTAGTATTCTTGTTAGTCGCGCTACTGATGGCACCGACTACAGTCTCATTGCTGGCGCTGTTAGCATGGGAACATCTCAAGGGATGGTTGCAAAACTTACTGGTGTACCGCAAGGGTCTATCAGTAAAAAAATAAAGGAGAAGCATGGCTGATTTAATGGCTAGAAAAGCAAAGTTCGAGGATGTCAAGCAAGACCTTAAAGCGGTGCAGTTTCATAAAGAGCGGTATGAGAGTGGGTCCGTAGACGCACTTGCAAAACAGTGCTTTCAGTACTGGCAACTACTAAAGAACCGAACAACATATGAAGTGTACTTGGATGAAATGGAGAGAAAATCAAATGGCGTTAGTACTTAGTCTAGACCCAGGTGGCACAACTGGATACGCAATCTCAAGCGTTACCGGAGAGACACCGCTACATATCGAGCGCAGTGGTCAAATAAAGGGTGGCCTAAAAGGGTTTCTAGACTTTCACTGGGACGTGCTTGAGGACATGGAGTTCTCCGCAATTATCTGTGAATCATTCACTCTTCGTGAGGGTATCTACGGTGCAGACCTATCACCCGTGTCTATCATCGGCGCACTAGAGGCCCTCTATCCAACAACCGAGATATTCTACCAATCACCAAGCCTGAAGATTCTGTGCAGTGATGATAGGATGAAGAAGCTGGGAGTTTACGAACCCGGTAAGCCACACCGAAACGATGCTGTAAGACATGCAGTAATCAACCTGAGAAACAACAAACACATCCCAACCTTAGAGGCTGGATGGAAGGAATAACATGAAGGTCCTATTCTTAGACCTGGAAACACGTCCTAACCTAGCCTATGTATGGGGACTTTGGGACCAGAACATTGGCATCAATCAGATGGTTTCCTCAACTGAGGTCATTTGCTTTGGCGCACGATGGCTGGGAACCAAGAAGGTAATCTTTAAGTCGGTGCACCACGATGGAAAGAAGGCAATGCTTGACGAACTCCACGCTCTTATGGAAGAAGCTGATGTGCTTGTTGGCTGGAACTCACAAGCCTTTGACAGTAAGCATATCAAGCGAGAATTTGTTGAAAACGGCTACCTACCTCCATCACCATACAAAGAGCTTGACCTTATGCGAGTGGTGCGGTCGCAGTTTAAGTTCCCCTCGAACAAGCTGGACTACGTATCGCAGAAGCTCGGAGTCGGAGCAAAAGTAAAGCACTCTGGCTTTGACCTTTGGATTCGCTGCATGGCAGATGAGAAGAAGGCTTGGAAGGAGATGAAGGAATACCAGATTCAAGATGTGAACCTGTTACTTGACCTTTATGACATTCTTCTTCCTTGGATTAAGAACCACCCACACTCTGGCCTACATGAGGGTATTGATGGATGTCCAAACTGCTCCTCTAAGAACCTTGAGAAGCGTGGTGTGGCACATGTTGCAACCGTAACCTACCAGCGATTCAGGTGCAAGGATTGTGGTAAGTGGATGCGAGGTGGTAAGCCAGTTGCAAAGATTACTTATAAGTCTATCTAATTTAATTGACCGCTTCATAAAGAAGCCGGAACCGTTAGTAGAAGAGTCCGAGTTCCATGAGCTTGGAGGAAATCCAGTTGGGGTCTTTGTCAATCAGACAAAGGCTCCACTGGAGTACTATATAGATACCATTCTTGATGAAGAAGCAAACTACTACATCAGGATTCAGTACATGTGTGCGTGCGGTGAGCCTTGCTTCAGACTACTGGGAGATGACTACGGCTTCGGCTGTGACCATTGCGATTCTGTGTGCAAAGACGAGGCATGCACTAGCTGCTATAACCTAATGAGCGTTGACTTTGGAGCACCGGGGGGTGATGAAGATTCCAACATATGAATACAAATGCCCACTATGTAAACAGGATTATTCTGAAGTTCGTGGTATACTGGAGCAAGAAAAGAAAAAGCAATGCGATAACTGCAACGTTGACTACATTCGAGTGTTCGGCACTCCTGCAGTAACATTTAGCGGTTCCGGTTTTTACGCAACAGACAAAGGAAAGAGGGAGTAATGCCATACTATATTAGCAACACTCAAGAAGAGTGTAAGGGGGGCTGGGCAGTAATCAGCTCAGACCAGAAGATTCACGGATGCCACAGGAACAAGCAGGCTGCAATTGCACAGATGGTTGCAATCTCCCTAGCTGAGGATATGGAGCCTGGTGGCACTT